TGGGTCATCAACAGTCTGCGTGTCAAACGGTCAACCAAAGCCAATCTCAGTGCAGAGTTGGCCTACAAAGACAAAAACAGCGTGGAAAGCTCACGCAGCATGATCGAGCCGCACGTGTTTGCTGGCCAGCGCCACTTCAAGGCATTCGAGGCACGGCTGATGCAGATCGGACTGATACCTGCTGGCTACAACGCAGTGCCTGGTGCAGGTGCCCACCTAGATGCCAATGGCAACATGAGTCGCGGACAGATCAGCCAGTTGCTCAATGTGCTGGGTGCATACACCGAAGCGGGCTACAACAAGGCAGACAACCGAACGGTCAATCGATTGGCCAAGGGCAGAGTAAAGAAGAACGTCTATGGCTTCGTGTACTGGGTGAACAAGGTGGGCAGCACCAAAGCCAAACACCTGCCACCGGGTGTGTACCAACGCATCATCACTGGTTTTGGCAGCAGCCTCAAACCAATCCTGATTTTTGTCAAGCGTGCCAACTATCGCAAACGTCTGGACTTCTTTGGCATCGTTGAGCGTGTTATCAATCGTGAGTTCCCTACCGAATTTGACAAATCATTCGACCATGCAATGAAGACTGCATTGCTCAAGAGCCAAGGGGCCATGCTATGACCCTACCCCCCATCAAGGTACTTCCAGCGCCCCGCGCCACAAGGGTAATTCGAACCGTGAAAACGGACTGTTTCATGGGTTTTGTATGGGGGTTGTGTTGTGCTGATTGATCTGTCAGCACCATCGGTGCAGTCTGTCACGGGTGAGATTGTTGGGGTTACTCAGCAAGCTATCAGTGCGATGGTGACCGATGGAAAGCTGCCAGACGGTGTAAGCCAAGGTGAGATGGTCATAGCCTACTGCCAGCGGCTGCGCGACCAGGCGGCGGGGCGTTTGGGGTCGGAGATTGGTGGGCTGGATTTGGTTCAAGAGCGTGCCGCCTTGGCCCGTGAGCAACGGCTAGGGATTGAAATCAAAAACGCCGTGGCTCGGGGTGAGTACGCGCCGATCAGCTTGCTTTCTGAGGTGTTGGCTACGGCCAGCCAGTCTGTGGTAGAACGGTTTGAGCAATTGCCGAGCATGCTAAAAAAGTCATGCCCGGATTTGACCGAGGCCGCACGCGAACAAGTGATGACTGTGGTGGCCGCTGCCCGCAATGAGTGGGTGAGGGCGACAGAGGCGCTGGTGATTGCCCGGGCCGCCGATGATGCCGACGACACCGAAGACACCGCCGAGGTGTTTGACGCATGAGCCAGGTAATGTCACCCACGTTGCGATCGGTATTGGCTGCCGTCACCAGTGGCATGGGGCCAATGCTGGCCGTCAAACCAATGGCTTTGAGTGAATGGGCAGAGCAACACTTCTTTTTGAGCGCTGAGGCAAGCCACACCCAGGGCCGGTGGGTGGCTTACCCATTCCAGCGCGGCTGGATGGATGCCTTTAGCAACGATGACATTGAAGAGGTCACCGTGCGCAAGGCCAAGCGCGTGGGGTACACCAAAACCCTGCTGGCCTTCATTGCCTACAACGCCGCGCACCGCCGCCGCAAGCAGGCACTGTGGCAACCCACCGATGATGACCGTGACAGCTTTGTGAAGTCAGAGATTGATCCCATGATGCGCGACGTGAAGGCGTTGGCGCCCGTGCTGCTGACCGGAAAAGAAGACACCATGAAGCTCAAGAGCTTTTTGGGTTCCGTTTTGCACATTTTGGGTGGCAAGGCAGCGCGGGCTTACCGGCGCATCACCGTTGCCGTGTCCATGCTGGATGAAGCCGACGGCTTTGACCAAAAGATTGAGAAAAGCTCAGACCCTATCACCTTGGCCCGTGGCCGTCTGGAAGGTGCACCCTTCCCCAAGCTGGTGGCGGGCAGCACGCCGCGCATCAAAGGCCTTAGCCATATTGAATACCGTGAAGACCATGCCGACGCCCGCATGGTTTACCACATCACCTGCCCACACTGCCAGGCAGAGCACCCGCTGCAATGGGGTGGCGCCAAGTTGGTGCACGGCTTCAAGTGGGACGGCAGCGACACTGCCACCGTGCGCCATGTCTGCCCGCACTGCCTCGGCAGCATCACCCAGGCCGACTACCTGCGCATTTGGGACACCGATGCTATGTGGGTCAGCAGCTGCGGCCAGTTCCGCTACGACCACCACGTCCGCTGTTGGACCAATGAACACGGCGAACCCATCACTGCGCCGCGCCATGTGGCGTTTCATATCTGGACCGCCTACAGTCCGCAGCGGGCATGGGAAGACATCGTGCGTGAGTTCCTGGAAGCCAGCACCAAATCAAAGACTGGGGAAACCGGCCCGCTTGAGGGTTTTGTTAATGAAACCCTTGGCGAGCTGTGGGAAGAGTCGTTTGACAAAGCCGACCAGCACGCCCTCGCTGTGCGTGCCGAAGACTACCGCCGCTTCACCGTGCCGTTGGGTGGCCTGGTGCTGGTAGCTGGGGTTGATGTGCAAGACAACCGCTTTGAAGTGGTGGTGTGGGCCATTGGCCGTGGGGAAGAGATGTGGTGCGTTGATTACTCTGTGATCACCGCCAACCCTGCCGATGAGCGCGAATGGGACAAACTAGACGCCTACCGCCAAACCATATACAGCCACCACAGCGGTCAGTCGCTCAAAATTGAAGCCATGGCCGTGGATACCGGTGGCCACTTTACCCACCAAGCGTACAACTACTGCCGCACCCGTGAACGCCAGCGCGTGTTTGCTGTGCGCGGCGATCCCAAGCCCAGCAAGATGGTTAAAGGCAAAGCCACCATCCAAGATGTGAACTGGCGCGGCCAGATCCTCAAGCGCGGCGTGCGCCTGTGGTACGTTGGCACTGATACCGCCAAGGATTTGATTTACGGACGCCTGTGCGTTACCCAGCCCGGCGCCGGCTATGTGCACTTCACCAACGACCTGCCGCCTGAGTTTTACGCGCAGCTCACCGCCGAGAGCCGCATCCCCCAGCGCACCGCGCGCGGCGTTGAGTACAAATGGGTGAACACCAAACGCGCCCGCAATGAAGCGCTTGACTGCACCGTGTACGCCATCTTCTGCACCCACCAGCTTGGCCTGCACACCTACACCGCCGCCATGTGGAAAAAATTGGAAGATGCGGTGCAGCCGGCCAATGGTGATTTATTTGCAGTGGGTGCTGTTGAGACAGACAAGACAAGCATCGGGCAAATTAAAACTATGAATCCCATCACGCTTGCTCATCCAAAGCGTATTTCATATGGCCGCATATCCCTCACCGGCCTGCGCCGATAAACAGCCATGAGCAACGTCGCATACATGCATCTAAACACAGACAACGACCCTGATGTAGTGGCCTACACCCTGCAAATGGTGATCTCCATGGCGCCCACATTTAGCGCTGCCCTGGCTAAACAGATCGAAGAACAGGTCAAAGCCCAATTTGGCGGGCGTCGGTTGTTTCTCCCAAAAGGTGCCAAGCGCTTGACGCCAGAACAACGTCAGGCGGTTTTTAAGGATGGCATCACCAACATGGAAGATGCGGAAATCATCAAAAAACACAACATCAGCAACACCACCCTGTGGCGCATCATGAAAAGCGGGGGCGGGCGCTTCTCTTAAAACCGCTGGCTGTAGGTTGTTTCACTTTGCCCTATTTGAAATGGGCTGATTTTGCGAAAGTAGGGGCTACCTTGGAGCCAATACATGGCAGGCATCACACTCACACAAGCACAAACCCAACTCGACAACTGGATTGCGGCCAGTGTGGCGGTCGCCGGTGGGCAGCGCTACCGGATTGGCGATCGAGAATTTTGGCGCACTGACGCCAAAGAAATCCGCGACTCCATCACCTTTTGGGAGCAGCGCGTTGTCATGCTCAGCAACCAGTCACGGGGCCGCAGCCGAGCCCGCACTGTGGTGACTAACTGATGGCTACGCCACCCGCTTTGACGCATCAAAACCTGCTTGATCGGGCCATTGCCTACGCCATGCCAGGCCTGGCCATCAAACGCATGACGCAGCGTAACCAGCTCGCTATCTCTGGCGCCTACACCGGGGCCCGCATCGACCGGGCGCAGCTCTCGCGCTGGATACCTATGCCTGGCTCTGCCAATGCCGACACCATCCGTGACCTGATTCTGCTGCGGGCCAGATCGCGTGACCAAATGCGCAACGCACCCGTTGCCCTGGGCGCCCTCAACACCACCGTCAGCCATGTGGTGGGCACCGGCCTGACCTACACCCCCGCCATCGATGCCGAGTTTTTAGGACTTGATGACGAGCAAGCCGAAGAATGGCAAGACGACGTCAAACGCCGCTTTCGCGCCTGGGCAGAAACCACCGATTGCGATGTAGCCCGCCAGCTCGACTTTTATGGTCTGCAAGAACTTGCATTCAGATCTTTCCTTGAGTCTGGGGACACTTTCATTCTCACCCCGCGCATTGCCCGCAACGGCAAGCCTGCCAGACTGGCCCTGCAACTGATCGAAGCCGATCGCGTCTGCAACCCCAACCGTGCCGCCGACAGTCAGACCGTCATTGATGGCATCGAAATCAACCCCGACACCAGCGAAGTCATCGCCTACCATGTCGCCCGCCAGCACCCCGGTGCCAACATGTACCTGATTGGCAGCAATCTTTGGGACCGCGTGGGTGCCAGGGGTAATTCCACCGGGCGGCGCAACGTGCTGCAGGTGTTCAAACCCATCCGGCCCGGCCAACTTCGCGGCGTGCCGTGGATTTCTCCCATCATCGAGCCATTGAAGCAGCTTGGGCGCTGGTCTGACGCTGAATTGAATGCCGCCGTGGTGTCGGGCCTGATGGCCACTTTTGTCAAGATGGACCCCACCGCCTTTGACACCCTTTACGACGAAGACGCCCAGGGCGCCATCATTGAGACCGCCAGCAAGTGGAGTGGCGAGATGGAAAGTGGCAAAGCCATCAACCTGTTGCCCGGCGAAAGCATCGACTCCCCCACACCAGGGCGACCCAACCCCGCATTTGACCCATTCTGGACCGCCATGGTGCGCCAAATCGGCATGGCGCTTGAGATGCCATATGAAGTGCTGGTCATGCACTTTCAAAGCAGCTACTCTGCCGCCCGTGCCGCCTTGCTGATGGCTTGGAAATCGTTTAGATCGAAACGCGATCTGTTGGCCAAAACCATGTGCCAGCCGGTACTTGAGTTGTGGCTGGCCGACGAAATTGCCGAAGGCCGCATCAATGCGCCAGGTTTCTTTGTCGACGACGTGACCCGTGCCGCCTGGTGCGCTGCCATCTGGACTGGTGACGGACCTGGCTCCATTGACCCCAGCAAAGAAGTTGACGCTGCACAAAAACGCGTCGATATGGGCATCAGCACCAAGCAGGCCGAGTCCATTGCTTACGACGGTATCGACTGGAACGTCAAACACGAGCAGCGGGTCAAGGAAATCAATGCCGAAAAAGCCGACGGCATCTACTTCCCACCAGCAGGAACACCGGCCATACCAACCGGCACGCCCGCTGACGCAATGGCACCCATGGAAGATAGTCAAGTTGTAGACCCTGCCAAAAATGACAAAGCCGACGCTCTGGCCCACCTAAGCGCCCGTGTCGATGCACTGGCCAGAACACCGCCGCCAAGTTTCATATTTAACCCGCCCGACATCACCATTCACCAGGGCGAAACCCATGTGCACCAGGCAGGCATCAGCATACAGCAAGGAGATACGCACACCCACTTGCCCGAAGGCATGGTCACCTTGGAAGCCACAGTCAGCGCACCGGTGATCAATGTTGACGTTCCCCCCGCTCAGATCGTGGTGCAAAGCCCACCCAAAGTCGCCATGCGCCAGATTCACAAACGCGATGCTGACGGCAACCTCATTGAAACCATTACCAAATCTTTGTAAGCAGAAAAGAGACCACCAAAATGGCAAACAACGCAACCCCACTTCTTACCCAAGGTGTTATTGCCACTGAGGCTATTGCCAAAAACCAGGCCGTCAATAAAAACGGCGGTGTCGCCGCCTATGGCGCTGAGTGCATCGGCTTTGCCCAAACCAGCGCAGCAATTGGCGACCGCTTCAGCGTCACCATAGCAGGCAGCGGAATTGCGATTGCAGCCGGAACCATCGCCGCCAACAGCTGGGTGCAAGTAGGTGCAGCTGGCAGCGTCATAGCCCAACTTGACGGAAGCATTGTTGGCCGCGCTATGAATTCCGCCGTTGCTGGTGATGGTGTTGAAGTGCTGGTACCTATAAGCGGCAACGTCACCGCCACCATCAATCCTGTCACCGGGGGGCTTAAATTATCAGCAGGCGCTTCGTCTTTCACATGGGATGCCATATATCAAAGTGCTGTGCCAATAGCGGCACCACTTGACACATCCAACAATGTGGTGTTGAGCGTTAATATCCCTGGCAACTCAATGGGGCCAAACGGTCGGCTGCAAATTCGTATGCTCTGGTCTTACTTGAACAATGCGAATACAAAATCAATCAAGATTCGATTTGGCGGGACTGCCTACGCTTACAACGCTGGCCTTGCGTCTTTGGCTGGTGCAAATGTTGTTGTTGACATCTTAAACCGGGGCATGACAAACAGCCAGATCATGACGCCAATCGGCGTAAACAGCACCCTCACGGGACTGACTCAACCGTTTGGCGTATCCAACATCGACACAACGGTTGATCAACTGGTGACGTTCGAGTGTCAAAAAGCTGTTGGAACTGACAGCATGGTATTAGAAGCGGCGTTCGTGGAGATTTGCAAATGATCACCGTGGCTAAATCAACAATGGCTGGTGATGCATCCAACACTCTCGACCCGCGTTCATTTCTCCAGATTTACCCATCTGGCGCAAATTACATCGGCATTGAAAAATCCGATGCACTGCAATACCCGCTTGCTGCTGGTGTCACAGGCTCACCCAGCCCCATCTTAACAAACGTATGGAATGGAAGTTTCACATTCACGCCAAAGTTTTTCGGGACGATGGCGTTTAGCCCCAACGCCTTTCCAGCAGGGTTGCAACAGGGAATCTGGAGAACGCACGACAGCTCTACACGCTGGTCTGACATTGAGACATCGCAA